ACACTTGATTGACTAGTACAGTGATGAGTAACACCGATACAATGAGACTTTGGGCAGATAGTATGGAGCAACTGAAAAACATTGTTTGTTAATATCAAAATAGAATGTAAAGTAATCAACTTTATTCATGGTACATAATATGAATATTTTACAAAAAATTATATCAAAGGTAGTAGGCAAGTCAACAAGCGGTGAAAGTAACCGACACCCGTTGTCTAATCAATACACACCTATGCAATCACTAACTAGTACAGACTATTTAAAACTGTATATATCACGACAATACGCTTGTGTTTCGAATATTGCGAATAGTATTGCAAGTATAGAACAATCACTAGTAAGACAATTATGAAGTGAAAACCAAGTAAACCACGAATATAGAAACCTTGTAACGTATGAATTGTTACAAAAGATAGTATCACACGTACAACTTGCATGATCTAGTTTTGTTTACATCGAAAGGATGTGAAACAAGATCGTATGATTGCAAGTATTGAGACCCGATATGATAATGATTGAGCAAGACGCAATGTGATACACAAAGTATTACAGATACTCTTGGAACAGAAAACAAATGATTATACAAAAAGAGGATATGATGCACTTCAAGACATTTAATCCATTAGAGACACGACCAGAGGAAGAAAAAGGGGTATCACCAATGCAAGCTATAGCAATACAAGCAGAACTTGACCGTCAAGCTAATTACTGGAACTGGAAGTTTTTCCAAAACGGAGCGAGAGCATGAGACATACTAACAACTCCTAACGCTATAACAGCAGAGGCAAAAAAAGAGGCTATAGCATTACGAAAAAATGAATTCCAAGGGACAAACAACGCACACAAGACAGCTATTTTGGATAATGGGTTGCAATATCAATCAGTAGCAACAAGCCAAAAAGAAATGGACTTCGTAGAAACAAGACGTTTTACAAGGGATGAGGTTTTGGCTATCTATAAAGTACCTAAAGCAATTATGGGTATTACTGATGACGTGAATAGAGCGACAGCACAAGTTGCACAATCTATATTTGCAGAGGTAGCATTGCAACCATTGTGTAAGATGATCGAACAACAATTGAATGCAAAAGTATTCAAAGGTATTTGAGTGTTTGAGTTTGTCAATTATATACCAGATGACACAGATCAATTGATGAAAGACTACTGATTATGAGCGATAACAATCAATGAATACAGAGAGCAAAGAGGGCGGGAAGCATTAAAAGAATGAGACGTATTGATGAGTAGACAAACGATACAACCTATAGAAGAAGAAAAAGAGGATGACGAGACAAGTAAAATGATCAAAGGTATTATACGCAAGAACACGAAAGGTACTCCCGAATGGAAAAACGCAAGAGAAGAACTATGAGCAAAGTTATGGAGTCAAAAGATAGCAAGAACGAACAATTATGAAATCAAGTACATGGATGCGATAAAAAAAGTATGGTTTGAGCAGGAAAAAGATCTAGTTGCACAGTTGCAAAAAGGTGTGAAAATGAATAAGAAACGGAACGCAACAAAGTACATTGCACTACGGCTTGCACACGTATGACCAGCACAGAAAGAATTGATACAAAATGAAGCTAACGAAGCACTAATGCAAGTAGGTATACAAACCATATTCTCTATGGGAACTGATGCTTTGGATGGATTCATGCGTAAGAACATCATGAAGTTTGCAAAAGAAGTGGATAGGGTTACAAAAGAAAAGATGTTTGATATAATCGACGCTTGAAATAATGCTGGATTGAGTGCAGTAGAGATTGCAAAGAATGTGAGTGGAGCTTTTCAAGACTTTACACAAAAAAGAGCTTTGACAATTGCAAGAACTGAAGTCACTAGAGCGAGTAATGAAGCTAGTATATATGCACGAGATCGTAGCGGTGTAGTAGAATGAAAAGAATGGTATACAGCTTTGGATGAAAGAGTTTGTGAGGAATGCAACGCAATGCACTGAAAGACTATATGATTAAATAAGAACTTTTATAATTTATGAGATACTCAAACACTACCGTCTTGAAATACAATAAAATATGACTATGATAATATAAGTTGACCAGCAATCCATGTTAACTGCAGGTGCACCTTACTTCCTATAATCAATTAAACATTTATTTTTCTTATACCTATGCAAAAAATAACAATCAATGACAAAGTAATAGAGCTTGATATTGACGGAGAGTTGAAAGTAAAACACTTGCGTAAAATACAACCTATACTTACCAAGTACCAAGGCGGATGACAAGAGGTTGAAATGGTTATTGAGATTGTAAAGACTCTTGCTACTTCTGAGACTATTGAACAAGTAATTGACGCTATGAGTATACAGGAATTTACGCAATTATCTGAAAAGGTAACTGCTTTATTGCAACAAGAAGAAAAAAAAAACTAATTGATAGTGTATTGAGTAGTTATGGTAGGGAGGTAGTAAAGAAATGACCTAAAAAAATATGAGAGGAGATAATGATGGTAATGATAATGGAAATGATGGGGCGGACGTATCAAGAGTATATGGATACACCGCAACGGGTAATAGAATTGATTATAGGCAAGAATGATTTAGATGCAAAAAATTCTAAATGGAAAAACTCATAAACATTGTAGTAAAGGTAACTGATCAAGCTTCAAAAGCGGTTCAGAAATTGTGATGATCTTTGACAAACTTTGCACAAAATAATGAGGCTCTGTTTTCATGAATGCAAAAGCGGGGAACGGTAGCAACTGCATGACTTGTTGCATTGTGAACCGCTTCAGTAATGCAAGCGAGTAAGTTGCAAGACTTGCGTATAGAATTGGATACATTGACTGGTAGTGCGGAAAAGTGAAAGCAACTATTTACAGAAATTCAGAAAGCTGCAGCAAAAACACCGTTTGAGTCTTCAGATCTAGTGCAAGCGACAAGTACAATGTTGCAATTTGGTGTTGCACAAGAAACAGTAATGAAAGATATGATGATGTTATGAGATATATCGTGAGGAAACGCAAATAAATTGAAAAGTCTTGCTTTGGTATATGGGCAAGTAGCAAGTGCGGGGAAATTGACATGACAGGATTTATTGCAAATGATCAATTTGTGATTTAATCCATTAAAACAGATATCAGATAAAACAGGTGAAAGCATGTCTTCTCTTCGTGAAAAAATGGAGGATGGGCTTATTACATTCGACATGGTCAAGAATACTATGATCGATGCAACTAGTGCGTGAGGTTTGTTTTTCCAGATGATGGATAAAAAGAGTGCAACGTTTAGCGGTGTTATGAGTACATTAAGAGATAATGTAGGAGTAACGCTTGCGTCTTTGTGAGGTTTTTCAAATTGAGAGGTTATTGAAGGCGGTCTTTTGGACAAACTTACAGAAGCGGTAAACGCAGTAATGCCGTATTTGGAAAAGATCACTAATTGGGCGAACGAAAACCCTGAATATGCAAGAAATATATTCTTATTCGTGACGGCAATTAGTGCTCTTATTGCAGTTATTGGGACACTATGAATGGTTATACCTAGTGTTGTTGCATGATTTACAGCAATCAAAGTTGCAATGGTAGCAATGTCGTGACCGATAGGTATATTGATTGCATTGATTGCATGACTTGCAGTCTATATTTACAAGAACTTTGATGAGATAAAGGCGTTCTGGATAGCTACACGAAATAGTATATCTGAATTCTTTACGTGACGATGGGCGTGATTATGAGACGATACAAAGATTGCAATAAGAACACTAGTAGCTATTATCACTGGTGGTATGTCGGAAGCTATCATGTATATTTATAATAACTGGAATGAAGTAAAAACATTTTGGAGCGGTGTATGAAAAAGTATATGAGATACAGCAAGCAGTGCGTGGAGTTATGTATATACAACAATCGTATGATGGATAGATAAGGCGGTGTGATATATTTCTGCAAAGTTTGCATGAGTCACAAAAATCATTGATAGTGTAAGGAGTGCAAGTAGTGCAGTGATATGATGAATTGGTAACGTAGCAATCAAAGGAGTTGCAGCAGTAGGGAAATGACTATGAATAAGAGCATCGTGAGGAGCAGTTGCATGATGACAATCATATCTAGTATGAGAGCGTTGACCTGAGTTGTTTACTCCAACAAGAGGCGGGAGTATAATAAACAACAAGAGAATGTGAAACACACCTAATGTAAGCATAAACCTATGAAGTGTAAACATAAACAATTGACGTGACGAACAACGGCTTGTATCGACAATAGAAAAGACTATAGTACAGGCAATAAGAGGGCAATCTTTATGATATATATAATATATGATAGGTACGTGATTATTATGAACTTTATTGCTTTGAACTGGTTACATATACCCAGTATGAGCTTTCACGTGAGATATCGCATACAATGGATATGAGTTTTTGAGAGTCAATAAAATAACAAATAGATATGATAGGGCTTGAATAGATCTGAGCACGTACACTACAATCAAAACAGACGGTAGGGGGTATGATATCAGTACAATGGACACAAAGGAATACGTTATTACTGGACGTCTTGTTGCGGATACTTCAGAGGCTTTGGGTGTCATGATTGACGACATGATCAAAGCAATGAATGAACCAAACGCTCTATTGCAAGTGAAACGTAGAGACGGGACAATGACGGTAGTCAATGCAACGTGTACAAGTGTATCACTTCCAGAAGAGCATTACAATATTACACAAATACCTTATGAAGTAACTATCACTTGTTTAGACCCGTTTATGTATGAAGAAGAATTGATTGAGGAGTCACGAGCATATATAGCACCATGAAGTAATTCTTTTACAGTGACTGCATGAAACGAAAAAGCAAAACCGTTTGTATTAAT